GAATCGTGGATTGAACGATCGATCGAATGAGCATTTTAGGTCTCCAGAAACACACCGAAAGCCGTGCCGGTATAGGCCGGTCGCTTCACGCGGAATGTCCCCGGGCCGGACAGCATGACTTGGCGTTTGAGTCCGTCCAGGCAACCGATGGTGTTGCTCGCACCTGGTGTCACCTGATCAATACCAAAGGCCAAGCCCAGCGGGACCGAATCAGCGACCGCCGAAAAGATGCCGACGGTGACAGTCACCCCGGCCGCCACGACGATGTCAGTGGAGGTTGCAGCAGTGATGCCCGCTGCCAGCACCGTTGACTGGGTCATTTCTGTTCGCTGGCGGCGCCAGTCTCGGCTTCAGCCTGTTCAGCAACAGGCTTTGCAGCAGATTCGCGAAACTCAGCCTTCAGCTTGGCCTTGGGCGTTTTCTCTGCCTCACCGTCACGGCTGTCCGTCACGTTGGCATCAACGATGATCAGGCCGGCCTTCTTGGCGATGGCCTTCACGTCATCTTCATAGCGGTGGAACGGGCCCGGCAGATACCAGATGTTGTTATCAGTCATCACATTCACTCCTCTGGGCCGGGGCGCAAGGCCCCGGCTCAGTTATTAGAAGGTTACTTGGCAGCGTCACCGATCAAGGCAACACCGGCGGTGTCCTTGATGCTGGTGGCGGTCTTGTCCCAGTTGGTGCCGGTAGCCAGCGCCGCGCTGGTAGGCGACTTTCCGCCGTTGGCCACGTCCCAGGTGAAACCCTTCAGGCCCATGCCGAAGGAGTAGTCGACCTGAATGGTGGTTTCGATGCGGGTTTGACCGTTCGTGGTCTGGACGTTCGAGATGATGTCTCGGCTGTCGTGGACCAGTGCCGCACCAGCCGCGAGACTGAGGATGATTTCCTTGTTCGGGGTACCGGTCTGCATCAGCGCAGGGGCATCCGTCACGATGGAGGTCTTGCCGAGGATGTCGACCACGCGAACGTTGCCGGCCTCGAACAGGTTGCTGGCGTTGGCCAGACCTTGACCTACCAGCTTGTGCCAGGTGCTGCCCTGCATCACTTGGGCAACCAGACTCTGACTGGCATCGCCGAACTTGGCGTGCGAGTTGTTCAGGGCCGACTGGGTGATGCCAAGGGTGGCCGACACGTCGTTGGTTGCAGCGGCTTGGGCGGTGATCGCGGCAACCAAGGCAGCGATCGCGGTGTTCAGTTGATCCTTCAGCAGGATCTCGGCGAAGGCCTTGGAGGCGACTTCGATGCCCTGAACGGTTGGGCGTTGCAGCCAAGTCATTTGCGACGGTTCGTAACGCACCGGCCCGAAACCGCCAGCCACTTTGACCGTGGTGTTTTGCAGCTCGGTCAGGTCGACCGGAGTCACCGCGGCTTGCGCAGCGTAGCGGTTCACGCGGCGTTGAGCAGCGCCCAGGTTCTGGAAGAACGACTGCTGCAGGAAGTCGCCGGTGAAGCCATCAGGCGACAACACGATAGCGCCATTGCTCGCGGCGTTGAATGCTTCAAGCATTTGATCGAGGGTTTCCAGAGTCGCCGGCATGACGTACTCGTTGAAAACCTGCATTTGGGACAGGGACATGGATTATTCCTTTACTTGAGAGGGAGATCAGAGAAACGGGAGGCGATCGCCGCCGTACGCTCTGCTTTGGTACCGCCGATATTTCCTTTCGGGGCCCCGCCCCCACCACCTGCACCGCCGGCCCCGCCGCCTGATGCTTTGCTACCCGCGATCAGTGGCGCGAAGGCCACATCGTTTGCGAATTCTGCTTTCAGCTCATCCAGCGTTGCCGCCGAGAGCTTGCCCTGCTGGTCGAGAACGACCACAACAGGCTTCCCGTCGCGCTGCTCGACACTCAACCGGCGTTCGATGTGCGGCAAAAGGGCTTTTGCGCTGCCCGGGATTGCCAGAGCGGACGCGATGTCAGTAGCGGTACGGCCGACGGTCAGATCCCGGATCTGAGTGCTCAGCGTTCCACGCTCCTGCTCCAGCATGCCGTTCAGCTCAGCTTCGCGGCGGTTGTACTTGTCGGACCAGGACTTTTCGAGCTCTTCGACGTTGCCCGATTTGCGGGCAGCATCTTCTCGCTCCAACCGAGCCTGATCTTCAGCTTCTTTGCGGGCTTTCTCGGCGGCTTTCTTCTCACCGAGCAGCTCGTCGACCTTGGCTTTCAGGCCGGATACGTCTTCTGGTTGTGGCAGACCTTCAATGCCGAGTACGAACTTGCCGTCCTTCTCGGTGTAAAGAGCGCGCATGGCTTCGTCGACACCATCCAGGCTGTCCAGTTGGAATTTCAGCATTTGTTGTCTCCCAGAGACGTGGGTGCAGGCCCTGCCTGCAGGCATAAAAAAACCCGCCGAAGCGGGTTTGATGTAGTAAGTATTAGTCAGAGGCCTAACGCGACTTCTAAGCGCACCGCCTTTCGGCTCTCTTCGCTCATTTGATTGACCTCCAAAGCCCTTGCCATGGGTGAGTCTGCCGCAGCGATATGCTCACTGATTTCAGGGTTGTAGCTCAGCGATTTCTCCAGCGCTCTGTAGAAATCACCATCGCCGATAATGACCTTGAGTCTGTCGAGATGCTCAGCAGGGGATAATCCTGCCATGCTGGCCTTAGCGGCGGCTTTGAAAATAGAACTGATTGTTTGCAAGAGCTATACCTCGATGTTTAAAGGGACAATCCTGCCCTTTCAAATGCCAATGGTTCAAGCTTCTTCATTTGCTCAAGAGTCAGTGGTTTGAAATTACGATCAAGCTGCAGTTCCGAGAATCGCTCAATCGTCAGGCCGCCTTCACGGAACAGCTTCGCGCGGACAGGGCCAATGACCTTGTCCTGAAACGCTGCCGGCTGCTGCTTGAGCCAGTCGTAATAGCTGAGGTCTGCCCTCACCTGCTGGGGCCCATCATCGCCGATGGATGCCCGAGTGGCGTCCTTGGCGAACAGAGCGCTGAAGCGGGTCACCGCCACCACCGTCGAGCGGCAGTTGATGTGAATTGGCGGCCTCGGGCCCTCGGTCAATTTGAACCGGCGCTTATCGAGTGTCCGGCACTGACTGGTGGTCTTCGTGTCCAGCGTGCTGACCCACTCCACCGCCTGCACGACATCGGAGTTCTCTTTCAGCGTCTCCATGCGCGCCTGGGTGGCGACGTGCTGCACGGCAGTTCGCACTACCGCGCCGGCGTTCCGGTTGGTCGTGGCCAGGGTCCCGTCGTTGTACTGGAGCGCTTTGGTCCCGCGGATGTTCTTGATGATCTGGAAGTTGGTCTGGCCTTCGAAGAAGCCCTGCCGGATCGCGCCCATGAGGCGATGCCGCTCGGTGGCGGTGAAGCCATCAATGAACGACTTAAGCAGCTTGCCGCCGTCCGCGCCGCGCACGCTGAGCGGGTTGGTAAGTATTGCAGCCCTGATTGCAGCAGCACCTGGCACCGCCGCATCGAACGAGACGCCCACCGGTGCCGCGCGGGTCAGGCTGGTCGCTTCAAACTCGGCCTCGTAGTTGGCGATGTCGATTAGATCAAGGTTCAGCGTCTCGCTGTACCGGTCGAAGATGCCCAGAAGCAGGCTGTCGACCTCACTCAGCAGCCGCTCAAGCCTAGCGATTGTGTAATCCGTCAGGTCAGCCCGAGTCAGTCGCTCACGAATCGAGCGATCAATCTCCTTGAGGAAAGGTCCGAATTTGGCGACCTCCCCCGACTTCAGTTGCTCGAGGAAAACGGCGTGTCGAATCGTGGCATCAAGGATTGCTTGGTTTGCCGCCATTCGGGATTACCTCTTCGTCATCCAGATCAGGCCCGGGGTTCTCGGCCTCCAGCTCGTCGCGGATCTCGTCGTCGGTCTTCTCGGGATCAATCACCCCGCGATCACGCAAGTACTGCCAGAAATCGCCCGCCGGCAGCTTGCCGCCCTGCACTGCGTTGAACAGTGCAGTGAGGATCGTCGCGTCCAGAGTGATTTGGCTGAAATCCTGATTGAGTTTGTAGAGGGTTTCGCCCGTAGCGTTCACAAACTCAGCCATCCAGACCAGACACTGGCTGTAGGCCTCGCTGACGTTGCTCACCACAAGAGACAGAACGCTGTGTTCGGCGGCGCTGTCGTTGTCGGCCTGGGTTGCGGTCTTCACCGCACTGCCACGCTCGATCAGCCGGGCACCGAGGGACACCATGTCTTCTTTCTTGGCGTCCATCGCCTCTTTCACGAGCGTGTTCGGCTCAGGCTGGGCGAAACCGCACGATCCATTGGCCGGCAGCGTCAATGGCGCGCGGGAGCCAACGTAAATACCGTTCTCTTCCAGGTGATCGCGCCAAGCCTCGTCGAGGCCAGAAATCCAGAACTGAGGCTGCCCGGAAAACCACACCGAGTCTTCGTAGTCCGCGCTGTTGCAGTAATGCCCGATGTTGAGCACGGCCATGTCATACAGCGGAGAGTCGTCGATGCTGGTGTCGTTGTTCTCGCTGCCAAGGAACTGGAACGGGATGATCTTCCACGGAAGGCCCAGGCCATTGAGTGGCGTGAAAGGTGGAACGATCATGGATGTTTCGCTACTGCCCTCTTCCCAGACTTCCTGCGTGT